TGATGAAGCCATTAAACTATATAAATCTTTTCCAGTATTATAAGCATCCAACATAACAGGGTCATCGCTTCTATATGCCAGGATTCTGGGTTCTATTTGCTATACTGTTACGAGGTTCGCTACACCTCTCTCCAGTTTCCTGGAGTGTCGGACTATCTCTTGACTAATTCGCTTAATAAAGTAACCTTTATATTAGTATTTCCATTATACAGTTTTACATGCGAATTAGCCCCTGCTGTTTCGACGACGCTTGTCGCCTACTCTACTCCCTTCCGCATAAAGCGTGGTTTCGATAGTCTCTACACCTTCTACTAATTAAGTAGCTTGGCTCGGGATTACCATATCTTACGACTTAGGCTTCCCCGAATTAAGCAGGTTTTACTACAGCCAAACTTGTAAGTCCACTGTAGTCTGCACTTATCCAAACATATCCGGGTCTGGGAACAAACATATTTCTTATACGGGAATCATCTTTTCCTGTGTCTTTGTTAAACCCCGATGGAATATTTTGTAAATTCGGCTCTGCACTGCTATAGCGTCCTGTTCTTGCTCCGTGACTAAAGAATCTTCCTCTTAATGCATTATCTTTCTTACTTCTTTGGGGCGGTAATGCATTAATATAAGTGTTCAAGAGTTTTCCAACGCTTCGGTAAGTCAACAGTTTCTTTAAAATACTATAATGAGGATACTTTTGGACAAGTTTTTTAATAATATCTTCTCCAGTACCTCTTGGTTTTTTTCTGTCAACTGATTGACACCCCATTTTGTCGTAGATAATAGTTTTTAGTTGTTCGGGCGAATTATAATTAATTCCCTTCAAGCCAAAGTTTACAAAGAAATAATTGTCTAATTCTGATTTTAACGAGTCGATAAGTTCTGTATACTCGTCACGCAACGATGAGGTTATTTCGTCACTAAGTAACACGCCCCGGTACTGCATTTTATTAACTACTTCTAATTGAGGAGCTTCTACCTCAATGTAGTGCTGTAACATTTTTTTGTACTCGGGGGCAGACAATATTTTCTTTTGTGCTTCATACACTTCATATGTCATTCTAGCATCCTTGCATCCATACACATATGCTAAATCAAGTGGTACAAATGCAAAAGATAGGTTTTTTCCAAACAAATCTTCATAAGTGTCTTGGCTACCTTCCTCCTGAAGTACAAACTCAGAATATAGCTTCTTTAAACTATTTCCACTTACTCTGTTTTCGTCAATTGCATTCATAAACAATAAAGTATCCCAATACTGACCTCTTACGAATATTCCAGTATTAAAAGCTAATACTTGATTATCACACGAGTTATATTGATGAGTTATCTTCTTTATTTTTGGAGACTCAAACACCTCGCCTGCCACTTCAATAAACTCTTTATAAGTTAACTGATTTTCGTGTATATTCCTATTACTGTCGCAGTGTAAAAAAGGAACATAAAAACTAGAATCTTCGTCATAGTTAAAGAAAGAAAGCCCCACAAGATTTGCGTCTTCGTACTTTAAGTTATCAAACTCTGTATCCCAAGAAAAAATACCAAGCTCTTTTATTTTTTTAATCTCTTTCCAGAGCTCGTCTTTTGTACGAAGCATCCGATCGTTTGGGTGGGGTTTAAATTTGCCCTGCTTTACTAAGGACTCAACTAATAGAATTTGTTGCCTTAGGAGTGCTGTTGATTGAATAGCTACTGATGGAGTATACTTTGGTGCAGTATTAACTTTATTTAAAGCACTTACTAAGTTGGTTTGCACTTCATTTTTATTCTGGGTTGTTCTCTTTGGAAGCATTGAGAATAAATCATTTTGTCGCAATAATCTTCCCTCCTTATTATATTGATTAAGAATGAGCGATGCTCATTCTTAATCTTAAAACATTCTTGGCGGATTTCCACCCTGTTGAGGAGTATAGTTTCTATTTGGACTCTTATTACCGCCGCCCGGCCCAAATCTATTTACCGGAGGAGATATTTTTCCAGCAGTTATAAGTTCTTTTAATTCGTCTGCAGTTTTTAATAAAAGAAATCCTATATCAGTAAGAGATTCTCTTTTAGCTTGTTCTGGCATGTTAGGTTCCGGTATTGGAAAGAATTGATATGTGGTGTTAGTGTCTCCCCTCTTTCCGTGTCTAACTATCTCGTAGTAAACACTATTAAGGTTTCCATACCTTGCAATAAACCCGAGAATATTTGGAATTTCTCCTTTCCCTCTATCCCAAATTTTTCTCTTACCGTCACGCAAATCTTCCAACGTAAGGAATAATCTCATCTGAGGCCTAAATCCATTTTCACACAATGGGCAGGGTATATTTTTAGGCCCTAGGCAGAGAATATACTTTTCCTTACCCTCCAACAAAACTTTGTGAACAACAAAAGTATCAAGATCCTGATCGTCTGTATGACAGAATCTCACTTTTGCACTTTCACCGTCATCTTTTAAACTGAAAAAATCTGCATTTGATGAACTATACTTGTCCATCGCATTTTTAATGTCTTGTACACCTGTAATTCTGAATTCATTTAAATTCATAGTTTTCTCTCCTTTTCATATTTATTTATTTAGTGTTTAGTATATTAGTATATACACTAAAAATAAAGAATTTATATAGCGATTGTCGACTAATTCCATACAAATTCTACTTGAAACTAATATTTGTACCGTCTCCGGCGAAACACTTTTTCTTTATTCTTTCTAAAATAAGCGGCACTGCTGATGCTGTAACATGTAGTTCTTTAGCTATTTCTGCGTAAGTTAACTTATGTGGCTCCTTTAGGATCATCTCACAAACTTTATATTCTCTCTCCCATTGACCCTCCACTCGTTGCTTTGACTTAATTAAAGTTTTTTTAAGCTGATCCAATAAAACTTTAGTCTCAACTTCATCGTACCCAGTTTCCTCATGCCCTACAAAATAAGTTAACGTATTATTTTCTGTTTCTTGATTAGCGTACTCGTAATCTAAGCTAAGAGTTGTTTGAGAATATACTTTTTTATGAAGTGTTTTTAATGCATTAAATACACTGGTAGTGTAAAAGGTAATAAATTTTACCCCATAACTAGAGTCGTAGTTTTTAAGACACTTTAATAGTATGTCTTCACACAAAGCAAAAATTTCAGCTTTGTCCGGATACTTAGTTTTTTGGTACGCAATATAATTCATTGTCCGGGATAATTTGTACAAGATAATGCTTAAAAGATTTTCGTTTTCTGAGATCTGATACTGCTCTACGCAAGCTTGAAGATCGGTTTTGTCAAACCTCTTATTAGTTTCGAAGTACGTTGGATTACTCACTTCACATTGCCCCTTTCGTTTTCTTTGTTTTAGTGTTTAGTGTTTAGTTATTTACGCTATATTAATTATAAACGATTACACAAAGAATTTCTATAGTGGATCTATGAATTTTACTCGATCTAAATCCTCTGGCGTAAAATCATTTGCGTCATTATACATAGAAAAATCTTCCTGATTTGGAATACGAACTCTAAAATCTTTATACGTCTGTTTTATAATCTTCTCTCTAGCTTCCAGCCCAGGAGTATCGAAATCCATCCATATAACTAAATCTCTAATTCCGTATCTTAATAATAATTCTTTTTGTAATATACGTTTTCGAGATCTATCCTCAAATAATATCCTACCAAGTAAACTAACAGCTGGATACCCGTTTTGAAATAAGTAAGCGGCGTTAAACTCTCCTTCAGTAAGTATAACTCCGTATTTTTTATAATTCTCCTCAAGTTTTTTATTCTGACAAGTTCCATTTTCTATCGACCGTATTAATTGTAACACTTGATAGAATCCATATAAGATATGTTGTTTTGGAATTCCACTTTGATTAAGATATTTATTTGTGCCGGGCGGCGGGTCGATAAATCTTTGCTTTACAAAAACTAATCCTCCCTTATGATCTCTAACTGGTATTGTTATTGTATCGCGTGTGGGATTATACCCATATTCATAAAAAAGTATAGTGCTTAATTCAAATTTTCTTTGAAATAAATAATCACAGGTATATCTGTAGTTGTCCAAAATACTTTCATCCATATAAGAATAAGGTAAAGAGTCTTTACACTCCCTATCAAAGTTTAGATGTATAGTAGGCCTCTCTTCAATTGCCATAGTATTATATTTTTGTAGTATATACCTTCTTCCATAATTCCTGTCAGTACTACCAAGGCAATAAGATACAAACTCAAAGAAATCGGCAGTATACCCACAAGTAAAACAATGAACTGTTCCTGCCTGATACTGTTTTCCATTTCTTATTACAGTAGTTTTACTTATCCCACAACTAGGATCTCTCTCCTGTCCATTTTTGTGAATAGGGCAAGTAATTAAAATATCTTTAGTATGATCCTTAATTTTAACATCTTTTAATAAATTTATCCCCTGATTGTGTAACTCCGCTCGAAGATCGAGAACCATAGTATCTATATTAGCTAAAATAACTAGACCATCAATTGTAACCATTGATTAATTCCTTTCTACAGTGGTATACAAAATTTCTTCTAATCCTTTTTCTTTATGCCATACAAAAGTCTGTGAACAAGCTATAGCACCTGTGTATCCAGATTCGAAATGCCAAGCATCGGTAGCTGTAATAGATGACAAATTTCTTATTTTAATACCATTAACTTCTCTCACTTGCTCGCTATGAAGGTGAGCTCCATGCCATTCTCTATATTTAGTTCTTCCCCAAGCCTGAGGTTGTTCTACTTGCATGTTACCTTCAATTCTTTTCTTTTCTTTGTCTAAATGAGTAAACCCAATTAGATTCTTCCCAAACTCAACATACTTACGTGTCATCGGATTTGAATCTACTGTTATGTTTGGGTTATTTCTAAACCACCCCCAAACAAAATGTGTTAAAAAGAATGATGTAAGACTATCGTGATTTCCTGGAACTAGAAATGCAAACACTGGACTTTTTAACTCGTGGTGCAACAAATCTATAGCTTTTACTATAAGCTCTGTTCCTACATAATACATTTTATGCAAACGACCATCGTTATCTTGAATAGTACCTTTTGTTGTAGCTCCTAGCATGTTATCGAAATTAAAAAAATCGTTACCGATAGGAAATATTATTTTCTCCCATTTCCTATCGCGAGTTCTTTGAATTACATCGTAAATAACTTGCATGAAGCGTCGCTCTGCAATTTTCCTGTCGTAATTTTCACCTGTTTCCGGAGCCCAAGCCAGTTTACTAAGATGTAAATCTACTATTGGAACTTCTAACATACGATCGCTTTTTGTATCTACTAGTTTCTTAACATGAGGGCGTTTGTACGTTTTTGCGAAATTCTCGAAATAATCTTCTATGCGGGCGGCGAGTTTTTGCATTGCATAATCCTTTTTACGATACATATCTAACTCTCGTTTCATAGAATCTATTTCTTTTTGTTGTAACGTTAAAAAATATTTTTCTTTCTTTTGCTC